CACGCAGCTTGAGAAGAAATGGGGCCTAAAGGCGATCTATACGACGATCAGCAACCATGGCTCCTTGTTTGATTGGGGTGTTTCCTGTCGATGTGCCTGGCTCACAGAAAATGGTAATTCTGCGCTGGCTGACGTTGATCCAGCACATGAATCGATGCGCGGGCGCTACGGCCTGCAGGACATGCCCTCACCCACTCGCGCCAGTTCGTAATCCATCCACCGAGAGAGGAGATGCCGGTCGCCGCCCAATGTGACTTTTTGGCCAATGCAGACTATTCAGTTTGGATCAATAAGCGGCTGCGTGAATTATTTCCAATAGATTTGACCAAGTGAACCTATGCTGTATCCAGATAACTTAACACTGCAGACGCTAGAGGCCGTGCGCGAGAAGCTGGACGCGTTGATGCAACAGCCTACGGATATGGTGGCCTGCCTATCGGGTAGACCAGGGCAAGGGATTCTCTTTGCTGATCGTGTGCCGTTGCGGTTCATCGAATCGCCGTATCATGGAACCTGGGTCCAGATACGATTTCCGAGGACGAAAAAGAAACGCATACAAAATAAGTGGAAAAAAGATCCAAAGAACTTCGTATGGAAATGGAATCCTGACATCATTGCAACGCCGGCTGGACTCGTCATGTCGCCAATCATGGCGCGGCATTTGCGCGAATCCGGTGCGATGTTCAACCCCCGCACAGGGCAGACGATCTTCTTCTAATTTCTCTTCCGAATAACCCTCAAAATCGCGGCCATAGACGGACATCAGCGGACATCGTGACCTAGACGAGTCGGCGCGACGGGCGTACAACGTCGCGCATGAGTGCGACGATTCCTACAACGGAACCCACCACCTTTCGCGCAGGAGACCTTTTATCATGGACTAAATCACTCTCCGACTATCCAGCAAACGCAGGCTGGGCGCTCGTTTATACCCTCATCAACTCCGCAACGAAGATCACCATCACCGCCTCCGCAAGCGGCGTCGACTTCTCCGTATCCGTTCCGGCAGCCACGACGGCCGGCTACACCGCAGGCGACTATCAGTGGATGGCCCGCGTCACGAAAGCGACGGAGATCTACACCGTCGGCACCGGGACGATCACAATCCTGCCGAATCTTGCCGCCGCCACCACGTTCGACTTCCGCTCCCATGCCAAGACCATGCTGGAGGCGATCGAAGCCGCCTTCCAAGGCAAGGCCTCGTCTACCCAGCTCGAAATGTCCATCAACGGCCGGAGTATCCGGAGCTTCTCGCCCAAGGAGATGATCGAGTGGCGCAGCTTCTATCGGGCTGAGGTGGCGAAGGAAGCGCAGGCGGAATCCTTCGCGCGCACCGGGATCAACCCGCGTCGCATGGGCGTGAGGTTTGCCCGTGGCTAACCGTCTTCGAGAATGGCTCTCCTCGCTCTTTGCGACGCCGGCCCCAGCTCGTCGCCAACAACGCATGTATGCCATGTCGCGTCCAGGGCGCCTCACCTCCGGCTGGGGTACCTCGACCACCAGCGAGGACATGGAACTCTCCAGCAGCCTCCGCACCGCGCGGAACAGATCGCGCGAGCTCTGCCGCGACGCTGGCTATGCCAAGCGGGCGAAGGTGATCGTGCAGAACAACGTGATAGGCACCGGCATCGGCCTCCAGGCGAAGGTCGAAACCAGCCGTGGCGAGCTGAACGATCGGATCAACGACGATATCGAGGCGGGACACGAAGAGTGGTGCCAGCCGAATCACTGCCACACGGGGCAATCATTGCATTTTGCAGCCATGGAGCGGCAGCTCATCGGGCAAGTGTTCGAGGCCGGGGAAATTTTCGTGCGGCTGCATCGAACGCGATTCGGCAATTCCCGTGTGCCGTTGGCGCTCGAAGTGATCGAGCCGGAACGGATCGCCGACGAATTTCAGCCGAGTCCCGTGGCGGCGAACGCGCAGGTGAAGCTCGGCGTCGAGCTCGATGCGTTCGGCGCGCCTATTGCCTACTGGATTCGCAGTCTGCATCCGGGCGATATGCGGTGGACGGCGGGCCAGACCGATCGCGTCGAGCGCGTGCCCGCTGCCGACATCATTCATTTGCGCCTCATCGACCGCTGGCCGCAGACGCGCTCCATGCCCTGGATGCACGCGACGGCGCGCAAATTCAACGATATGGACGGCCTGACCGAAGCGGAAATCACCGCGGCCAGGGCCGCGGCCTGCTACATGGGATTTATTCAATCGCCGGACGGCGAAACGCAGATGGGCGATGAGCTGCCGGACGGCTCGAAGGAAATCGAATTGTCCCCGGCGGTGATCGAACATTTGGCGCCCGGCGAGACGTTCAACTATGCCGCGCCCAATCGCCCGAACGCCCAGCTCGATCCGTTCATGAGAATGATGCTGCGCGAAGTGGCAGCGGGCACCGGCCCGAGCTACGAAAGTTTGAGCCGGGATTATTCGCAGTCAAATTATTCCTCGTCGCGTCTCGCGCTGTTGGACGATCGCGATCTCTGGCGCGTGCTGCAGATGTGGTTCATCCGCGACTTTCGCATGCGGGTGCATCAGGAATGGCTGAAGCTGGCCGTGCTCGCGCGCACCATCGCCAGTATTCCTCTCGAGCAATATGCGCTCACGCCCAAAAAGTACGAGGCCGTGCGGTTCAAGCCTCGCGGCTGGAGCTGGATCGATCCCACGAAGGAAGTCGAGGCGTACGAGAAAGCGATTCGCAACGGCTTTACCACGGTGGGGCGCGTCATTGCGCAGACGGCGGACGGGTCCGATCTGGAAGACATTCTGAAAGAGCGCAAGCAGGAGCTGGAGATGATGAAGGGGATGGGCCTAAAGTTCGACACGGATCCTTCGACGGTGAAAGATCCGAATGTGCCACCGCGTCCGACGGGGGCGAATCAGCCACAGGAGGCGCCCACAGACACGTCGGGGACGGACACCGCCGCGCAGACCAAGGGACTCATCACCGAGCTGGAGCAATTGCGCTAGGAGGATCCATGCCGAAGACGACCACTGAAGAAATCATGACGTACAAGGGGCTCTTGCGTCGAGGCCTCACGCCGACGGATTTGCGCATCGAGCGAAAGGCCGATCAGAACGTGCTCACCTTTTCAGCCTCGTCGGAAGAACCGGTCGACCGCTGGTATGGCGAGGAAATCCTCTCTCATGAATCGGGCGCGGTGCAATTGACACGGGCCAAGGCAGGCGCCATGCCGCTGCTCTTCAACCACAACATCGACGATCCCATCGGCATGGTCACCGGCGCGCGCGTCGAGAAGAAACAGCTCATCGTTGACGCCGTGCTCTTCGGGACAGATCGCGCAAAGGAAGTGCAACTGATGATAGACGGCGGGCTGCGCAATGTGTCGCTCGCGTATTGCATCAATGTGATTGAGGAAGACGTCAAGGCCGAGACGTTTACCGTGACAGATTGGGAACCCTACGAAGTGTCGATCGTCACTGTGCCGGCGGATGCAACAGTCGGAATCGGCCGCGGCCCCGAGAGAGAATTCCAGTGCCGCATGATTCGCGCAGACAGATCAATTTCACACCCGGCGCCTACCGCCACATTTGCCACAATGAGGGGGGACACCATGACACCAGAAGAAGAGCGTGCGGCAGCGGCCGAGGCAGCTAACCGGAACAATGTCGGGGCCGTCGAGGCGGAGAAAGAGCGCCGGGGGGCCATCGTCAATCTGTGCAAGTCCAACAAAATCGATACCCGCGTCGAAGCGCGCTGGATCGAAGACGGCGCGCCGCTGACGCTCGTGGCAAAGGAAATTCTCGATGTCATGGAAGAGCGCGGCAGGCTGCGGCCAGTCGAGGCCTCCTCCGTGGGACTGTCTGCGCAGGAGACGAAGCGCTACAGCATCTTTCGCGCAATCAGGGCCCTCAAATATGGCGCGACGAATCCCGCGTTTCAGCAGGAGGCCGCGTTCGAAATCGAATGTTCGCGCGCCGTGGCGAAGCGCATAGGGCGCGAGCTCACATCCAACATCCTGGTGCCTGGAGAAGTGCTGACGCGGCCATTAGGGGCCGAGGTCATGCAGCGGGCCATGGCCACCCAGCCTGGTTCGAAGGGCGGCTATATGGTCGGTGTCGACAACCTGGGATTCATCGAGATCCTCAGGAACCGCTCCGTCGCCATGAAAATGGGCGCCAGGAATTTGTCTGGATTGGTGGGCAATGTCACCTTTTCTCGCCAGACCGGCAAGGCGACCGTCGCATGGCAGGGCGGCGACGGCGCGAGTATCACCGCCACAGATCAAGCGCTCGGGCAGCTCTCGATGACGCCGAAGACCGCCATTGCGATCACGGACGTGAGCGAGCAGCTCCTGCGTCAGGCCACTCCGTCAGCGGAACAGTTCGTCATGGCCGATCTGGCCGCAGACATCGCCATCGACGGAATCGATAACGCCGTGATCAACGGCGCAGGCGGCGCGCAGCCGCTGGGCATCAAGAACACCACCGGCATCACCTCAGGGCAAGATGCCGCCAGCGCCACCTATGCCAAGATCCTCGCGTTCATCTCGACGGCGGGCGCGCTCAACGCCATCCGAGGCAATCCTGGATTCGTCACCAACACCGCCGGAGCGGCCAAGCTCATGCAGGTGCAGCGGTTCACCAGCACTGACACACCGGTGTGGACGGGCAACATGCTCGACGGCCAGCTGGTCGGATTCAACGCGATGTCCAGCGAGCAGCTGGCCAGCGGCAATCTCCTCTTCGGCAGTTGGGACGAGGTCATCATCGGCGATTGGGGCGTGCTCGAGCTGGCGATGGACAACGGCGGCACGCGCTTCAATCAGGCGCAGGTCGGCATCCGGGCCATGTGGATGGTCGATGTACTCGTGCGCTATCCGCAGGCGTTCGTGCTCAGCACGAACTTGTCATAAGGACCAGACCATGAAGATCAGAGCACGCCGTGGCGTCTGCATTGGGGTCGACCGGCATCTCCAGCCGGGCGACCTCGCCGACCTGGATGCGGCCCAGGTCACATTTTTGGAGGGGATCGGAGCCGTGGAGCAGGTCCCCGAAGAACCAGCGACAACATCCCACGCGAAGGCGAACACCTCTGCCGTGCCCACATCCACCACGACCAAGCCGGACCACAAAGATTTTGGACAGTCCGGAAAGAAGGAGAAATAGACCATGCTCAATAGTCAAGCCTCAGCCGTGACATGCACCGCAATCCTCGACGCCATCTCCGCCGCCAACACCGCAGCCGCGACCAGCGGATCGGCGAAATGGCTCGACGTGCGTCCGTACGACGGAGAAATCCTCGTCACGCAGAACCTCGGGGCCGTCACCGGCACTATCGCCGGTAAGTTGCAGTCAGCCACCGATGCCAACGGCACCGGCGCCGCCGACATCACAGGGGCGACATTCCCGGTCAATACGGCGAACAGCGCCTCGAAGGTCGCCGTGGACGTGCGCGCCGTCGTCGGGGGATTCCTGGGCTACGTCGGCACCATTGCGACCGGTCCATCGTTGGTCAGCGTGGTGGCGAGCGGCAAGAAGAAGTACGTCTAACCGAGCACACATCGATGTCCGACTCCGTAGACTTGGTCGCACAATTGGGCGGGGAACTCGTCACCTATACGCCGCACGGCGGGGTGGCGAGGACCTTCAAAGCGATCGTGGAGCGGCGGCCCACGCAGGTGGAATCAGCCGGCGCGTTTCAGTACGGCGCGAACACGCTGGAGCTGCTGATCCCCAGGGACGCCGTGAACGGAGTCATGGCGATTCAGGAACGCAAGGACCGGGTCAAGTTCAAGAAGAGCCTGGACGATGCGCAGGAGACGGACTTCAGCGTGAATAAAGTGATCCAAGAGGACGCGGGGATATCCCTCTTCGATGGCGGCATGTTCCGGGTGCTGGTGCAGGCGTAACGGCGCGAGACGGGCTGGACGGGCGAGAAAGGCGAGACGGGTATATGTCGACAGATGCCATCTTTGTCCAGACGATCAATTTTGAGGAAGTGCAAGAGGCCTTCAAGGCGGCTCCAGCACTGGGAACGCAATATCTGAAAACAGAAATGCGGCGCGCGACGGCGCGGGTGCGCAAACGGTTCATGGCGCAGCGCATGCACGGGCCTCCAGGTATTCAGGGCGGGGAATGGCTCAAGCAACACAAGCGGCACATCAAGTATTGGGTGGCTGGGAACGATATGGCCTCGTTGCAAGCGACGATTCGTATCGACCGCTTTTTAGCGGTGCATGAGTTCGGGGGGGTGGTCACCGCACACAACAAAGGCCGCGACATGCTGCGGATTCCGATCGGCCCACGCTGGAAGCTGCCGACACGCGGGGGATTCGAGTGGAACCGAATCAAAGGCTTGATATTCATTTACCGTCCTGGCAAATCGCCACTCTTAGCCGAAAAGGTCGGCGACACACTCATCCCGCGTTTCGTGCTGAAGGGTCGAGTCGTCATGAAGGCGCGCCTGGGATTCAAAGACACCATCCTGCGGGAATGGCCAAACGAATTTCCAAAACTCCTCGACGCACTTCATCGAGCCATGCGCTTCTCGCTCGATCAGCGAATGAAAGAAGCATCGGCATTTGTGTCTAGGCTGGTGGCATAAATGGCGGATTCGGTCCATGAGCTGATTATGAAACAGATTCAGGCCACACTCGAAGGCATCACCGTCGGCAACGGTTTCGGCAATACGTTTGCCTCTATTCAGCGGTTCAATCAGGGGGGGCAATCGCTGGTCGATACACCGATCTGTGTCGTCCTGGAGGGGGAAGACAACGTGGAGCAAGAAGGTCCGCTTGCTGGCTCGTTCAGCCTCACATCCAGAACGATGACCATCTCGGTGGTGGCTGTGCATCGGCAGGATCTTGAGACGGACGCGCGATCAGCATCCGAGGTCACGAACAGTCTCGTGCAAGACATCCAGAAGGCCATGCAGGCTGATTCGTCACGCGGAGGATTGGCGATCGATACGAGAGAAATCGGCGTCGGCGAGATGAATGCCGAAGAGGGGCAACCGGAGATCGTTCAGACGGTGGGATTTCGCATTGCCTATCGCCATCGCCGCACGGATCCGGCCATCGCCGGATAAAGGAACACCATGAACATCAAGCTGCAGTGCGCCTATTACAACGAGCAGGGCGAAAAAATCGGCGAGTACGGCGATGTGCTGGAGCTGCCGCCGGCGGAAGCCGAGGCACTCGTGCGCGGGGGCAGCGCCGAGGTGGTGGATACGACGCCTGAGCCAGTTGACGAAGATTGAACTGACCTGCGCGCGCGCGCGAAAGGAGAAGCACGATGGGACGCATTCTGAGCAACCGGTCAATCATCGCAGCGAAAATAGAGGCAGTGGAAGGCACATCGGAGACGCTGGCGGGCGCCGATGCCAATGTGCAAATTATGGAGCCGGCGAAATTCGAGCCCAATATCTCGATGTTCGATCGCCAACTGCTGGACGTCTCCTACTCGAGCTTCAAG